ATGCGAAGGCCACGGCGGAGGTGAAGCGGCTGGATGAGCAGCTGCAGAAGCTCACCGGCACGCAGCAGAAGGCGCAGCAACGGGGCATCGGCCGCGAAGCGATCGGCGGTGCGCTCGGCACGCTCGCGACCGGTGGCGGTGCACAGGGCGCGATCGGTGCGCTCGCTGGTGGGCTTGCGTTTTCCGGTGGCGCGGCTGGCCTGGCGGCTGGTGCTGGCATCGCAGCGGTGGGTGCGATTGGTGCTCAGTCGTTCGTGAATGCCCGCGAGCTGGAAGCGCAGAACCGCCGCCTGCGGGTGATGACCGATAGCGCTGGCGCTCTGCAGCAGGGCATTGCTGCGCTGGTGCGAGAGCAGGGCTACCTGAACAGCACGGCAGAGGCCACGGCTGCTGCTTATGACGTGCTGCAGGCAGGCTTCGCCAGCAATGCGGAAATCCTGAGCATCGTTCGGGCTGCTGCGCTTGGCGCCACTGGCGGTTTCACCGACATGGTGACCGTTTCTGATGCGCTGACTTCCGTGCTGAATGGCTACGGCAAGTCAGCAGCAGAGGCCGGAAAGATCGTGGATCAAATGAAGGCCGCGACCGATGACGGCAAGATCAGCATGGAGGCCTATGCGCAAAGCATCGGCCGGGTGGTGCCGTCAGCAGCGGCAGCCAAGATTCCCCTAGAGGAGATCAATGCAGCCATCAGTGCGCTGACGGCTCAGGGTGTGCCGGTTGAGACGACATTCAGCGGCATCAACCAGGCGATTAAGACGATCCTGAAGCCGACGAAGGAAGCGCAGGAGCTTGCTAAGGCGCTTGGGCTGGAGTTCAACGCGCAGGCGCTAGCAACGAAAGGGCTCGGCGGATTCTTGGAGGAAGTCAGCAAGAAGACCGGTAAGAGCACCGATGCGCTGAGCATCCTGTTCTCTGATATTGACGGCTACAAGGCTATCGTTGCTCTGCTAAATGACGACCTGAAGCGGTTTAACCAGTTCACGGAAAACCAGGCTCAGGCGATTGGACGTTCTGCTGAGGCGGCAAAGAAAGGCGTTGATCCTGTCAAGCAACTCAACAATGCCTGGAAGGATCTGACCTCCACGATTGGGCAGTCATTCAGCCCTGGCTTTATTGCTGGCGTGCGGGCGTTCACCGCTGTCGTTAGCGGCGCGGCCTGGGTGCTTGACCGCTTCAATAAAGGCCGGAACGAGGCTGATCAGCAGTCGGCGGCCTTTGGCAAGGCGATTCAGTCGGTCTACGGCACGGGGCCTCGGCCGGTTGAGCCGATGAATGATCCGGCTTTCAGGGCTGCGCTCAATCGCGAGAGGGAGAAAATCAGGGCAGAGGAGCGGAAGGCAAATGCACCTATCCCGCCTAGGCCGGCTCCCACTACAAGCCAAGCTCAGCGCAATGCCGCCGCTCAGGCATCCGCTGCGGCGACCGGCATGAGCGACGAGACTGCCAAGAAGGCGGCAGATGAAGCCGAGCAACGCCGCAAGCAGGAACTCGACTACCAAAACGACCTCTTCAACATCCGCCTCAACGCCGAGAAGCGCCTACGGGAGTTCCGCGAGCAGTCGCTGGAACGCGCCAAGCAGATGGAGCGCGACCTGGCGGATCAGCGGCTGGAGCTGGAGCGCCGGACGCAAGACCTGAATCGCCAATCAGCCGGTCAGCGCCAGGACTTTTACCTGAAGCTGGAGCGCGACAACCTGGCGGCGATCGGCGGTGATACGTCGTCGCTGGACATTCAGATTGAGGCTACGCAAGCAATGCGCGAAGCCTCCAATCAACGCATCAAGAACGAACAGGAGGCCACCGACCGCCGAGTGACGCTTGAGCGTGCGGTAGAGAACTACAAGCTGACCGTCGCGCAAGGCATCCGCGACATCCTGCTAGATGCCGGCCAGCAACTGGCGGACCGCATGCAGCAGGGTGCGCAAGGCGCAGCGACGGCGCTGGGTCGCGTCAGCCCTGGTGGCGTCATCGCCCGCACCGGAAACACCGGCGACAGCACCGGCCCACACCTTGACGGCAGGTGGGCTGATCGACGGCCGATCACCGTGGCGGATCTTGACCGCTACGTCCGCTTGGGTGGCCGCACCCCCAGCAGCTATGGCGTCACCAGCGGTTACGGGCCACGCAGCCTGTTCGGCCGCAACTTCCATGCCGGCGTGGACGTTGGCACGCCAAACGGCACGCCGATCACGTTGACCGGCGGCGCCACGTTCGGCCGTGATCTCGGCAACACCGGTGCCGGCGGCTATGCGGTGGAGATCATGACGCCAGAAGGCCCAATGCGCCTTCTGCACCTGTCGGCCAACTCCGTTCGCCGCCCGTCCGCGCCGGGCACCGCTTCTAACTCCATCCGCTCCCTCCCTTCTGCGCTGCGGCCCGCCACGGCAATGCAGCCGATGGATCCCGGCTCAGTACAGGTGCCTGGGATGGAGGCCATCAATGCAGCCGCCGCCAAGCTGCAGGCGGCGTCCGATGCACTGCGCACCGCTTCAGACAATGTGGCGATGAATGGTCCGCTCGATTCGCTGCGGGCCAGGCGTGGCGAAATCATGCAGCCGCTGGGCCAGCAGCAGCAGAACAGCCGCAATGAGTTGGAGGACTTCCAACGCGCCATTGGGCTGCAGCGTCAGGGCATGAGCGCCGAGCTGGCCCGGCAATCGGTCGAACGTGCCCGGATGGCTGAGCAGGAGCAAGCGCAGCTGCAGACGCTGGAAAACCAGACGGTCCAGTATTTGCAGCAGAAAGACCTGACCGCCGAGCAACGACAGCAGGCCCAGGCACTGCTGGAGGCCACCCGTCAGCGTGCGATCGATCTTCCGCAGATCACCGCAAACCTAGACCGCGAGGCGGCGGCCCTCGAACGCCTCCGCGACCTGGAGGCCGACCGGCAGCAGCTGATTGATGGCATCACCGGCACGATCGCCAATGGCCTGAACTCCGCCATGGATGGCCTCCTCGACGGCACCGAAGCCTGGGGCGCCAGCCTGCAGAACATCGCCAGTACGGTCTTGAAGGACATCGCGAAACAGCTGCTGCAGATCTATGCGATCCAGCCGGCGACGCAGGGTCTGCAGGGGCTGCTGAGCGGTCTGCTCGGTGGCGGTGGTGGCGGTGCTGCTGCAGCGGCTGGCGCGTTCAATCCCAGCGTCTTCACCGCGCCAACACTGAGCGGTGTGCCGGTGATCTCCGGCACCTTCGGCGGCTTCGCCACTGGTGGCATTTCCACCGGCCCGAGGTCTGGCTATCCGGTGACGCTGCACGGCACCGAAGCGGTTGTGCCGCTGCCCGATGGTCGACGTATCCCGGTTGTCATGCAGGGCGGCGGCGGTGCATCAGGTGGCAGCAGCACCGTCAACAATGTGACGGTCAACGTTGACGCGACTGGCTCTAACGTTCAATCAGGCGATCAGCAGGGCCGCGAGCTTGGCCGCGTCATTGCTGCTGCAGTGCAGGCCGAGCTGGTCAAGCAGAAGCGGCCTGGTGGGATTCTGACGAGGTAAGGCATGGCGACGTTCACCTGGGTTCCCGACTACGAGGCAGTTGAAGTCAGCCGGCCACGGGTGCGCAAGACGCAGCTCGGTAGCGGCTATGAGCAGCGGGTGACGTTCGGGCTCAATTCCAACCTGAAGGAATGGCAGCTTTCATTCAGCGAGCGGACGGACACTGAGCGCGAGCAGATCATGTCGTTCCTCAACGCCAGAAACGCCACTGAGTCGTTTGACTGGACACCACCGCGCGGCACTGCCGGCAAGTACGTCTGCGAAGAATGGCAGACCACCTTGCGGCGCTGCAATCTAAATACGATCAGGGCAACATTCAGGCAGGTTCCGAACTGATGCCGGTTCCCGTCTCAGAGCTGCAGAGCCTGACGCCAAGCTCGGTGATTGAGCTGTTCCAGCTGCAGCTAGACCTAGCGCGGCATGGTGTGAGCCAGACGTACTACTTCCACTCCGGCACGAACGCGAAGAACGGCGGCACCCTCACCTGGGCCGGCACGAATTACACCGTGCTGCCGATTGAGGCTGACGGCTTTGAGTACAACGGCACCGGCCAGCTGCCACGCCCCAAGCTCAGAGTGTCCAACATCCTCGGCACGATCACCGCTGTTCTGCTATCGCTGCCGCGCGGACTGGAGGGCGCGAAGGTGACGCGGATCCGCACGTTGGCGCGATACATCGACGCGGTGAACTTCCCCGGCAACGTCAACCCGTACGGCACGCCAGACACCACCGCTGAGTTTCCGCGTGAGGTGTACTACATCGACCGTAAGTCAGCCGAGACGCGCGATGTGATTGAGTTCGAGCTGGCGGCTGCATTCGACCTGGCGGGTGTGCGTGCACCAAAACGACAGGTGACAGGCAACGTCTGCCAATGGGTCTACCGCAGCGCCGAATGCAGTTACACCGGCACCGCGTACTTTGATGAGAATGACAACCCGGTCGGTTCCGCTGGCCTGGATGTCTGCGGGAAGCGGTTCTCAAGCTGCACGAAGCGGTTCGGCTCCGATGGCGTGCTGCCGTTTGGTGCCTTCCCCGGCATCGGAACCTATCTGGTATGAGCTGGCGTGAGGCGGCGCTGGCCCATGCCCAGCAGGAGGCGCCACGGGAGGCCTGCGGGCTGGTGGTGATCATCAAGGGCAGGGAGCGCTACTGGCCCTGCCGGAACCTATCAACCGGCGCCGATCAGTTCCACCTGGACCCGCTGGACTACGCAGCGGCCGAGGATGCAGGCGAGGTCGTCGCGGTGGTGCACAGCCACCCGAGCACGCCGCCGATCCCCAGCCAGGCGGACCTAGTGGCGATTGAGCGCGGCAATCTGCCCTGGTGGATCGTCAACCCGCATACAGAAGCCTGGAGCGAGGAGCTGCGGCCCTGCGGATACACCGCACCGCTGATCGGCCGCCAGTGGGTGTGGGGCATCACCGATTGCTGGGCGCTGGTGCGTGACTGGTATGCCGAGCATGGCGTGAAGCTCAGGGACTGGGAGCGGCCAACGCGGCATGACCAGTTTGAGCAGGATCCGATGTTTGAGCGCTGCTGGCCGGAGACGGGCTTTTACGACCTCGGCGACGACCCGAGCCTGAAGCCGGGCGACTTCATCCTGATGGCGATGCAGAACCGCCGCATCAACCACTGCGGCGTCTACATCGGCGATGACATGATTCTCCATCATGTACGCGGCAGGCTGAGCAGCCGTGACATCTACGGCGACTGGCTGCAGCGCTGCACTGGCCGGAGGCTGCGTCACTACGATTCAGACAGGCTAATGCTGGGTTGATGCTGCGCACAGTTCGCGTCTATGGCCGGCTGGCGAAGTTCCTGAAGCGTCGGAAGTTTGAGGCGGCAATATCAAGCGCGGCAGAAGCGGTGCGGTTCCTGCTGGCGAACTATCCACAGCTGGAGAAGCACATGGCAGACCAGCATTACAAGGTGGTGGTTGGTGATCATGAGCTAAGTGAGGAGGAGCTGCATGATCCGGCCGGCCGCCAGGAGGTGAAGATCATCCCGGTGATCGTCGGCGCTGGCGGTGCCGTGGGGCGGATCTTCGCTGGCATCGCGCTGATCGCGCTGTCAATCATCAGCGTTGGCGGCGCTCCATTGCTCGGTGCATTCGGCGCGAAGCTGGCATTTGGCATCGGCGCCAGCCTGGCCCTCGGCGGCGTCGCGCAGCTGCTATCGCCCGCGCCGATCATCCCCAGCGGCGACGACACACAGAACGACCCGCGCAAGTCGTACTCATTCAGC